TCCTTCAGCGTTGCGTTCAGAAAGCTGTTGTTATCATCAAATGTCTGTTCCTTGAGCAGCTTTCCGATTCCGTTCCGAGCCGATACTGAGATGCTTTCCTCCGGGTATGATGTACTGACCCGGTCGATATAGAACTGACCAAGCGGGAGCCATGCACTGCCGCCCATCGTGAAGCTGATCTCCAGCATCGTATTGGGGGAAATAACCGAGCGGTATCTGCCGACAAGCTCACCGCAGAGGTTCATGAATGAAATGCTCAGCTGTGATACCGGACTATCCTTCGTAAAGGAAATACTGCCGTCCACCAATGCCGTCGACACGTCATACGGCAACATATATATGACGAACCGATGGGTGTCCTCACTGCTCCAGAATCCGTAAGCGCCGTGGTGCGCCACTTTTTTCAGCTGAGGCTTGCTTACCTCGAAATCGGCGGATATTCTGCCTTTATCCTTGTAGGTAAGCTCGTCATACAGCCCCATATCCGGGAAACATTCATTTGCTTCTACCAGTCCGTCTGAGGTCAGATAAATAAACCGCAGGCCGTTGTCCATCATGTGGACTGCCTGCGGTGAAAGTCCCGCACCTGCCGTTTTGGTATATTCAAAGGTCAGCCTCATAACTTAACTCCCTTCTCCCCTTGAGAGCAACAGCGAGCAGGTGAAGCGAAGCAGATTATTTGAGGTTTTGAATGGCAGTTCAAGTTGATAGCTTGCTTCAATGGCGGCACCGTTTGCAGGAGGGGTGGTAAACTTTAACCCCGGCACGGTTTTGCCGAGAAAGAAGGTGGTGCCGAAAGCCTGCTCGTCGCGGGTATTCGTTCCCGTTGTCAAACCGTATGACCAGTTATATGAAGGGATAAACACGCGCCAGTAACGCGCCGAAGTCAGCGTAAAGCTCCACACCTGGCTTGCTCTTGTCATACCCGGCGCATCTGCCCATGTTACGTTATCAGTTGAATACTGTATTTTCAGATTATCTATCTGTGCGGCAGGGACGGTGTTGATTTCAATCTTCAACCGGGTGCATTCTTTCGCAGAACCGAAGTCAAAGAATATGGGGTTCGCTTCATTTACCGTACAGGATGCGGGATATTGGTTTGCTTCGTAGCAGTCCCACCAGGCAATCGGGTCGCGGTAATTGGAGCCGCTTTTCGTGGCCACCTTGAGGTTGCCGAAACTGACATTGTCCATTCTGCAGGTAAGCCCTGCTGTATGGTAGTTCTCCCGCATATCGCAGAAGTTGCTCTCATAGTCAATTTCGTAATCTGTTCCTTTTGTAAGCGCCACGTTGTTAATGTAAATGTCTTCCGAGTTTGGGATGATAAACGGGGCTTTTATATTAAATTCAGTAGTCGCTCCATCACCCGTGCCGATTGGTATTTTGGTTACCTGTACCGGCGGGAACATCGTGTGGTTCGGCAGAGATATAGCGCCGATGCTGTTGATACCGATAGTCCTAACTGTATGGTTGTTCCTCTCCGTGTCAAGCCAAGTGATGACCGGATAATCTATTCGCCATGTGGTCGGGTTCCGGGTGCAAGCGTCCATGTTAGTAGTTTTCGATCCATGTTTGTTGCTGAACATATCTGAGGAATGCTCAAGATTATACCTTGAAAATGAGATGGTATTGGGAAAACTGCCGGTTCCCAACAACCATTTTACAACCCCGTTTTGGTCAGCCACCGGATATATGCCGTTATCTCCGAAACCCGTGCAGTTGAAGGTTGCATAGAAGGTTCCCCGGATAATCACCACATCGGTGTCGGTTTTGTTGATGGCGATCTGATTGCCCTCGCTGTCCTGTAAAAAAGCATGGGTAACCAAATGATAATATGAAGTGTAGTATGCCGCCATGAATCCAACCTCGGTTATGATGTTCCCGTTAAACTGATCTGCTTCAAGGCGAATTTCTTTTGTTATATACGAAGTAGGGTAATCGTATACGGTCTCAATCGTGGTAGGCACCTTGAACCCAATATGGGAAAACAACGCCGTTCTTGTTGCATCGAGCGTTCCGGTGCCCTTTCCGACGGCTATACCCGCAAGAGGTGTCGCGGTATAATTCACGCCACCCGTCTCGGTAAAATAATGAAACCATCGGTTCAAAATAATATTATATGCGACGGCCGTCTGCTTCAGTTCGTTTGTCTCGGCATCACGCACCTCAACATCGAACCGGTTATGGATGACCGCTTTGTGTTTTAATTCCATGACTTATCCTCCCTAAATCGGTAATATGCCTGCTGACGGCAGTGTAACGGCGCTTTCCACAGTAACCGCAATGCTCTCATTGAGGTATACGCTGTGGTCTGTTTTTATGTTGATATATAACCCCCCAAACGCCTCCGCTGTTACGTTTTCCCTGAGTATGGTCTGTATCGGGAAACCGGCAAGGACAAACTCGGTTGCCTCAATCGGCATACGGTGGCCGTTTATGATCTGCCAAGCCTCGTGGCACTTTTTGACGGTGAGCGTAAAGGTGACGCTTTGACCCAAATCCTGTGCGAGGGTCAGCTTCAACTGATTGCCGTTCTGCCAGACACAGGATTCCACCGGACGCACCGGAAAGGTTGTGATGTAGTTCTCAAACGCGCCGGGTACGCCTCCGACAGGGCGATTGAAGGTGATAACAATCTCGCGAATCCCAATACGCTCATGCTCAACAGCTGCAAGCGCGGGTGTATTCGTGACATAGCAGGCAAGGTACGGCTTATCCGGAATAGCGGCTCCATGTTCCGAAAAGACAGGATAATAATACCGGATATTGTTCATCCATACCTTTGCGTCCTGCGGCTGGCTTTCCGCGTATTCCGGCGGCATCGCTTGGCCTGCATAGGTACGTTCGGAGAGAACATACTTCATTTCACCTGCATTTTCAGTTAGAAAACCCACTCTGAAATCGTTAGTTCGAAAGACGCATAAAGTGCTATTACCGGTTCCGAGTTCCGTGACCTCGTTTTCGGTTTCCCAGATATATTCACCGCTACTTTGCTGACAATACGCGCGATAGAACACCTTGCCGTCCCGCAGATACCCGATAATTAAACCTTGGTCGACGCCTGTGTCGAGTGTTGACTGCCATCCACGGCAGACGGAAATATGAGAAGCATTCTCAGCAAGCGGTATCCTTGAAGATGCATCACTCCATTTCTGTACATAGAGGCTATTGCTGCTGTCTGTAAAAAAGATGTAAGGCACATCCTCGGTCATCAGTTCGTAATACCGCTTTTTCGGGTTAATACGCCAGTCACCATCAAACTCAATCGCAGCGTCCTTGACCGAACCGATACTCCAGAGGTACTCCCATTCCTGCTCGGCAAAAGCGGGCATTTTGCGAGAGTAAATACTGCCCATACCGTTATCAATACAAATGGCATAGACAAGGCTCGGCTGTGCTTCCCCCGGAAGCTGCCGGATGGCCACATCACCAAAGTTCGCCGGGATATCTTCATGGATCACCTCGGTGATCAACGTGTTGATACTCGCTTGTTTGGCAATAACCTGTATTTGGGGCAGGTTGTCAGTCGATGTTCCGTAGAAGCGTTTTAGGAGCTTCTGCTTTAGGTCAAGCGGAACGCTTCTCATACATCCGCCTCCTTTGCAAGGGTACTTTCAGCTTTGAAATACTCCCTTGAAATACGGTCGAATTCGGACAGTTTAATAATCCTGCCGAAATACACCTTGCCGCCCAAAGTAACCCTCAAAAGCGAAAGCTGGTCTTCGGAAGAAAACAAAGCCTGTTTGCCGTCCTCTTTTACATAAACGGTAATATCATACGAAACGGCAGGCTCGCCAAAACGTGAAATCAGTTGCCTGCCGTCTATGGTACGGTGGAGGGTGCGGATAACCTCCTGTTTTTCTTTCAGTGAAACGAACGGGGTGATAACAATTCCGTTGTCCATGTCTTTCAGTTCTGTCATATCCGCACCTCACCCCTTAACTGATCGATGATAATATCCACCACCGAGGTCATTTCGTTTTGGTTGTTTACACCTTCCACCCGGATAACTCCAGTGTGGTTTACGGTACTGTTTGCACTGCCTTTTCCATTTACGGTGGCGTTAACATCAAATTCGGTTGGTATTGCCTTTTGCATATCCTTTTCCACGCCGTTCATAGCATCTAAAAAACCAATTCCTATGCCTTCACCCATATTGCCGCCGATTCCGGCGAACACGGTTGACGGGGAGTGGATGCCGAGAAGCCCTTTAACCCCATCGACAATCCCGCCAAAGAAGTTACCGACCGAATCGGACAGCCATTTGCCCATAGACTTGATACCTTCCCACAGGCCTTTGACAATATCTATACCAATTTGCATGACAGAACCAACCGCGCTGCCAAGTCCGCTGACGATTGCGACAATAATCTGAGGAAGGGCGGCTATCAGTTGCGGAATCGCCTGAATCAAGCCAGCTGCAAGCTGAACAATAAGCGTGATACCCATCTCGATGATGGCGGGTAGATTGCTGGTAATGAATTCGATAATAGTCGTAATAATCTGCGGCAGCGCTTCCATGAGCCTTGGCAGCGCATTCAAAAGTCCCTCAGCCAGACCGGCGATGATGGCAAAAGCCGCTTCGAGGATTTTATCCATGTTGGCAAGCAGAGTGTCCACAATCAGAATGATTGCTTCTATGATAGAAGGAATTAGTTCCGGGAGTGCGTCCGCGATACCGAGCGCAAGGGTAATAATCATGTCGATGGCTGCTTGTATGAGCATAGGCAGGTTGTCAATAATTCCATCCACTAAGGACATGACCAGTTGCACGGCTCCCTGTGTAATCTGCGGTAAGGCTTCGACCAGACCTTGGAGCAGCGTGAAAATAACCGAACTGGCTACTTCAATAATCATAGGCAGGTTATCCGTTATGGAGTTTACCAGCGCCATGACAATGTCAACGGCAACCTCCATAATCTTGGGGAGGTTTTCAAGAATCATGTCCGCTATGCCACCGATTGCATTGCCAATTACATCGGATATCTTGCCGAAGTCGCCACCGGCTTCATTGAGCCCGCGCGTGAAATCGCCGAGCAAGGATACACCGTCGTCTGCAAGTGTCTGCAATTGGGGCAGAAGAATAGTACCCATCGCGTTCTTTGCTGCACCGGCACCCGCCTTCAGGCGCTGGACGCTGTCGTCAAATTTACCCAGAGCGTTCAGAGAATCCTCGGACATGACTGCGCCCATGCGCTTTGCTTCTTCTGTCAAAGCTGCAATGCCTTCGCTGCCTTGGGCGATGAGTGGATTCAGTTCCCGAGCACTCTTGCCGAAAATCTGCATAGCGAGGGCGTCGCGTTCGGTTTCGTTCGAGATTTTACCAAGCGCATCGATGGTTTCCCAATATACGGTCTCGCTGTCACGGAGCTGACCATTACCATCTGCCACAGAAACACCGAGTTTTGCATAAGCATCGGCAAATTTTGCCGAACCGTCTCTTGCGCTCGCCATTGACTTGACCTGCTTGGACATGGAACCGGTTAAGGTCTCCATTGAGACGTCGACCAGTTCGGCGGCGTATTTGTATGCCTGCAGGCTTTCGGTGGACATTCCCGTAACGGTGGACATCGTGAGGATTTCGTCAGCGTAGGCGGCAGCACCGACTGTCATATTGGTCAGGGATTTTGCTGCTCCGATGGCGGCTGCTCCCACCGCGACAAAAGCGGTGCCCATTGCGGCTCCTATACCTTTTAGAACACCGCCCAGTTTTTGAAACCGCCCGCCAGCATCGTCGGCTTTATCACCCGCGTCTTTAAGCTCGTCGCCAAACTGATCCGCTTGTTTTTCCGCATCGTCAAACTCGTCTGCCACACCGTCAAGAGCCTTTTCATTCGACTTGAGCTCGCGTTCCATGCCGTTGAGTTCTGCCTGCGCGTTGTTCAGTTGAACAGCCCACTGCTGTGTGCGGCGATCGTTTTCGCCGAAGGAATCGGAAGCATTTTCAAGCGCCTTGCGGAGCGTTTCTATTTTTTCTTTCTGCGCATCGATCTGCTTTGTCAGAACCTCGTTCTTGGCGGTGAGGGACTGGACGCTGTTTTCATTTTTGCCGAACTCGGACTCGACCAGCTTCATTTCCGAGCCGAGTATCTTGAACGACTGGTTGATGTCAGAAAGGGCTTTCTTGAACTCCTTTTCACCCTCGACGCCGATTTTCAAGCCAAAATTATCCGCCATATCTCACCACCTCCTTAGATACCGCTTGGTATGATTTCATCGATGTAATGCTCACGCTTCGGTTTTGCCAGGCCGTTAAACTGCTTATATATCTCCCATTGATCGAGCAGATGACCCAGCGGCATAAGCCAGACCTCCCGCTCGGACCGGTGAAGCAGAGTGACGCCGTAAAAAATCAGCCGGGCAAACAACTCCTCGTCGCTTACCCGACCTGTGCGTTTTTTGAGGACTCGTCCTCGCTTTCTATATTGCGCTTTGTTCCCTTGAACATTGCTTCCATAATGCAGTTTTTGTAATCGGAGAGTTCGAGTGGAGAGGTAAGCAGTTCGACCGCATCCTCTGTGAGCAGATCCCTTTTCTTGGCGGGATTCTGCAGATTGTGTACCAGCACCGACTGGTTGGCGAGCAGCGTAATGAGCCACACGACCTCGTCGAGCGCCATCTCGAAGTTCTCGGATTTCATGAGCTTTTCACCCAGATTAGAAAGGCCGCCGTATCTCTTAGCAATTTCCTTGGTCGCTTTGGTGGTAAGGATCAGTTCGTAATCCTGGCCACCAATAGCGACTTTTGCGCTTCTTTCATCAGCCATTATTCACCACCTCCGACAGGAGCTGCGAACGTCGGCTCGTAAACCTGCGTGTACCAGCCTGTGATAACAGATGCCGGAACGCTTGTGTCGTCCTCATTGACCTCAGATTTCCACGGGTGTTTTCCGTTGCCGTCCAGTTTATTACGGCGGTAGACCGTACCTTCGATGGTCGGCGTGGAAAAGGTAATGCTGTCACCCTTGGTCTGAAGGTTGGTCGCCGGGATACCGAATACGACGCGGTAAAGCCAGAAGTAGCGGTATTTCCCGTTGGATTTCTTTGCGCGGAACCCGATAGCAACGGGAGCGCCGCCGTCCTCACCTCCGGATATCACAACATGGTTGTCGTCAATCTTCGCCCCGGTCAGATCTTCGGCGGCGGTTGTGCCGATGTCGTCGACACCGAGTGATAGTTTTCCGGATTTGAATTCCTTCACAACCTCGGCGGGACTGTCATCTGCGTAAAGGGTCGCTTCCACCAGTTCGACCGAAAGGTCCGCTTTCATCGCTTTGGCAAGCTGGATGGGAGAGCCGTAGGTTTCGGTCCCGTCCGTGCCTTCCGTTATCTTTGCGTAATAGAGCTTATCAAGCCCGATAGTAGCCATTTGCTATTCCTCCAGTTCGTAATATTTCGCCACATCGATGGCGTAGTGGTGATAGCCGGTATCATCTTCGTGTCCGATATACCGGCGGTCGGTTATAACACAATCAGCCTGGAGGAGTATCCTCACAAGCTGATTCTTTCTTTGTAAATAGTTATTTTTACTGAACAGCGAAACCCTGACCTCGTTTATGTCCGCAAGCGGTTTATTATCTCCGAAAACTGCAAAGGTGTCGGTTAAGTGTGTCAGTACCAAGTATTCATCAGTAGGCACGCCGCTGAAGACACCTGTTTCGACAGGGATATTTGCGGTTTCAAAAAGTGCATTCAATTCGGACAATATACTCATAGTTTATCAATCTCGCTTTCCAGCTTGTCGGTCATAGCCTCGATACAAGCGTCTTTTGACTTGCTCTTGGCAGGTTTCAGAAAAGGCTTCGGAGTCTGACCATGCTTGCCGTATTCGAGGATGTTTGCAATTTTAGCATTACTGCCGCCATCCGAACGCGGCTCTTTGAAGCCTATCTTCACGTTAAAGTTGCCATCCCTGTCCTGTTTGGCCGGAGATACGCCAAGCGCCGATTCAAGCTCGCCAGTGGAACGGCTTTCAACCTTCGTGTTTTTACCGACCACGGAAGCCAGGTTGCTTTTTACCTTGCTGTATACGACTTCAGCACCGGCTTCAAGAACCTTCGGTACGATTTCGTCGGTTTTTTCAGCCAACCTTGACACCTTGAGGAGGAAGTCATCCGGCATTTTGAAATCGACCTTAGCCATCAGAACTCACCGCCAATACTTCAAGAAACATTCCACGGCTCTTTACATTTTCAACTGAGAATATGTTGTAGCGTTTGCCTTCACAGGCAATAACGTGACGGTTGTTCAGTTCAAGACCCGATAGGGCGCGGAGGCGAAATAAGGCGTTAACCTCACTGCTCTGAGACATATTGCGCCACTTTTCTGTGGAGTTCTTTTGCTCAAAATATGCTCTGACTGACGCAAGAACTGTGTCTCCGTGATTTACAA